ATCGTGAACGACTCGAAGAAGAAGTTGGCGATCTATTGTGCATGATTGATCTTATGATAGAGAATCAAATTCTAGATGCGAATGTTGTGCATCGTGCCACAGTAAATAAAAGACATAAACTTGCAAAGTGGAGTAACATAAAATGATTCAGATTAATAATCTATCACCTTATGAAGTCGAAATGTTAGACCATATGTGGACTCTTGAGACAGAAGAAGAGTTCTTCGAGTGGTACAATTTATTGGATGATGAAGACCAGAAACTTGCAGACTATTTGCAAGAGATGATTATCCTTGCACACGCTGAAGAAGCAATAGAACAAACACAATATAAAGAAGCAAAAGAATACCTAAAGAAATTTGCCTTGCAAAGAAAGTAAATGTATAATAGAACCTTGAAACCTAGAAATCCTATTGCAAAGGATCTCCGCACTCCAAAGTATCGCATGCGAAAAGTGGAGAGCAAGGTTCAGTACATTCGTAAACCTAAGCACAAAAAGGACACATATGAGTCTTAATTATGAGGCAGAGTTCTATCGCAATGGTCTGTTAAAGACTGTTAAGATTAAGGAACATAACATGGGTACATCTTATGAAACGATTGAATTCACAATCAAGAATAAGTTGACTGATGATAATGGTAAAGTTATAATTGACACTGGACACACTTCTTTCTTTTCTCCAAAAGAGTTTAAAGAATTTTTTGGTCCAATTTTTAATGATATGAAAGAGAGAATTGACAATGACATTTCAGACAGTGTTCAAAACGGATAAAGAATTCGAGGAATTTAAAACATGGACTCTAGGGATACTTCACGATGAAAATGCCAAAGATTTGTGCATTACTTTCACCAAAAAAGATGGTACAGTTAGAGATATGCGATGCACTCTCAGTGCAGGACGAATTCCAACAGACAAGACACCAACCAACGAAGGAAAAGGTAGCCAAACTTCTGGATCCGCAGTTCGTGTCTTCGATACAGAAAAACAAGAATGGAGATCCTTCCGCTGGGAATCCGTAACGAAAGTGAGTTTTAATCTATGAATAAAATCTTAGGTACATTTGGAGTGATTGTAGGCATTGCCATTATTATTGGTATTGCTGTTTTATTTCCGATCTTAACTATTTGGGCAGTGAATACTCTGTTCTCGTTGACTATCCCTTATACACTGGAGACTTGGTCAGCAGTTGTCCTACTACAAATTTTCTTTAAAACATCTATTAGTTACAAAAAGGATAAATGATGAATTATGCTTTAACACCAGAGCAAAAGAATGACTTGCAAAAAGCCATTCGTGAGATTAGTGATTCAATGACACGAACTGAAGCAGAACGAGATCTGATTAAAGAGATCGTGAAAGACCAATCAGACACTTTGCAAATTCCAAAGAAAGTTATTTCCAAGATTGCAAAGACATATCACAAACAGAATCTGCATCAAGAAGTTGCAGACCACGAGGACTTCGTTGCTCTCTACGAGAAAATTACTGCAAAATAGTGCTTGTCTTTAATTGCGACTTGCGGTATAATAGATATTATATTATGGAGGTTACAAACCTATGGCTGTGAATACTGCAAAGCGTCGTGCAAAGAACCAAGCAATTCTTGCATCACAAAAGAAACACGAACCAACAATCGACCAACTGAACTATACGACCAGTCTGAGTCGTGCGTTGGGTTATTACTCTACGCACACTGGTGCGAAAGAGCAGAAGTTATTTGCGATTGAGTTCTTCTCAAAGAAAGAACCCAAGATTGCCAAACAACTTAAGAAACTCCCAGACTATAAATTTCAGACATTTGGTTCACTGTGTCGCATCATGTCCAATGATCAGACAGACTTGAAACAATTGTCCAATGTTAGTCCATTCTTTACCAATAAACTAAAAGAGTTATTGGAAGATGCTAAAAAATACATCGAAGAGATTGAGATTGTGAAAGCACCAACTAATGTCATTAGCATTCAAGATCGTATGGAAGAAAAAGCCAGAGAACATGCTGGTGAATTCGAGGGTGCGATTGACGAGTGGGTTATCACTAAAGGAAAGAGCACATTTTCTGCCAAGAATTATCTCATGTCAAATGAGGTAAGTGCACCCATTGCAAAACGAATCGGTGAATTGTTTGTTGGCACTGCACAAGAAATTCGTGAAGCCATTGATGGTGATGACGAGCAACTTGCTGAGGGATACTCACACTTTACTAAGAGAGAACTTAAGAAGTTTGCAGAGTTTATTGAGACTATGATTGCTGATTGCCAGCAACAAGTGCAAACTGCCAAAGCGACTCGTGCACCACGAAAACGCAAAGCACAACCACCAAGCAAGATTGTTTCTAAAATGAAGTACATGAAAGAATTTGCTGAGTTCAATCTCAAGTCTATCAAGCCAGAGACTATCGTTGGATCGTCTGAGGTATGGGTATACAATACGAAGTATCGTAAGGTAACTGTGTATAAAGCCATCAATGATGTGCTGACAGTTAAGGGTACGACTCTGATTGGTTTTGATGTGAAAGAATCTAAGACACTGATGTTGCGTAAGCCAGATGTATTCTTTAAGGGATTGACATTGGGTAAACGACCATTGAATAGTGCGATGAAGACATTGACCACAAAGCCAACTGTGCCGAATGGTCGTATTAATGAAGAGTGTATTTTGCTGGGAGCATTTTGATGATATTAGTTGATTATAGTCAGGTGGCACTTGCAGCCATCCTTACCTTCCAGCGTGAGTTGAAGGGGACAGAGTCCGAAGTGAAGAATCTTATTCGTCATGTGACTTTGTCCACCCTCAAATCATACAAGAAGAAGTATGGTAAAGAGTATGGCGAGTTAGTTATCTGTTGCGATGGTCGTAAGTATTGGCGTAAGGAATTCTTTGAATTCTATAAAGGTATGCGTAAGAGCAATCGTGACAAATCAGATCTCGATTGGAAGTTGATTTTTGATACGCTATCAGAAATGCGTGAGGATATTTCACAACACTTTCCATATCGTGTTATGCATATTGATCGTGCAGAAGCAGATGATATCATTGCAGTGATGACACAATATCTTCAAGAGAATCTTTTAATTCAAGAGGGATTGGTTGAAGAGCCACAGAAGATTTTGATTCTGTCATCTGATAAAGACTTTAAACAGTTGCAGTTGTATCCTACTGTCAAGCAGTGGTCTCCAATGCAAAAGAAATATATTACTGCAACTAAGAAAGAAATTGTAGAGCATAAGATTGAGCATATCGTTAAGGGTGATACTGGTGACGGAGTGCCAAACATTCTAAGTAAAGACGATGTATTCATGAAAGGTGAGAGACAGAAACCTGTTTCTGCTAAACGACTACAAGAATTCTTTGATAATGGTTTTACTGCTTGCAGGAATGATGAAGAACGACGCAATTGGCATCGTAATACGACTCTTGTGGACTTTGATCACATTCCGCCTGATGTTAAAGAATCAATTATTGTATCATACATAAGTAGTAAACCAAAGGGCGATAAGATGTCTATTATGAATTATCTTATAGAACATCGTTGCCGATTACTATTAGACGAAATCGAGGACTTTTAATGAAAAAATATCTTACAGAAATGCTGAAGGAAATTAATGACAATCCGAAGGCAATTGATAATTACAAGAGTGAATTCTTACTCAAGGTAATCTTTGCTCATGCATTTTTACCTACACATAAGTTTATTCTACCAGAGGGTGAGCCACCATTTAAACCTGCTGACCAGCCATTGGGTATGACTGATACAAATTTGTTTGTTGAGGCAAAGAAAATGTATGTGTTCATGCGTGAAGATCTTAAACCTATCAAACGAGAGTCTTTGTTTGTAGGATTGCTTGAAGGTATTCATCCTGAAGAAGCGAAAGTTCTAATTGCAGTTAAGGATCAGAAGTTGCAGAAACTCTATCCTAAGATTACATGGAAACTTGTATCTGATGCTGGCATCATTCCAGCACCTGCAAAGAAAGAAAAAGTTGCGTTGCAAGACGCAGAGTAGTATAATTAATCTTATTATGAATGGAGTGAACTATGCCAAACTGGTGTTACAATTCAGCAACGCTGTATAACGAAGACAAATCAGTCATTGATGGTTTTGAACAAGAACTGTCAAAAGAAGATGCACAACCACTAAACTATCTACGACCAAATCCAACTGGTGAGTGGGACTATGGTTGGTCAGTTGAGAATTGGGGTACAAAGTGGGATGTTTCCATCATGGATTGGGAACGAGAAGACGACAACACAATTGTGATGCACTTTGATAGTGCATGGTCTCCTCCTATCACCATGTATGATTTCTTAAACGAGAATGGTTGGAGTGTTCGTGCATACTATCATGAACCTGGAATGGCATTTGTTGGTCGTTACGAAGATGGCGATGATGATTGTTATGAGTATGATGTAACAGATCGTGAGTCTTGTGAAAATCTACCAGAAGATATTGTAGATTTTGCTGGTATTATGGATGATGTAGATCGTTACGAAGAAGAGCAATACGAAGAATCAATTGCTGATTTGGAACGCACTGAATGGTATCCTGCCACAACAAATCCAGATAAGATTGGTCGCTACGAAGTTAAACGCAAAGACTGGGAATATGTTTACATGTCTGAGTGGGATGGTAAAGAATGGGAACAGGAAGATGTTGCATTCTGGCGAGGTGTCGTTGAGAATCCAGAGTGGGATCCTGTTGCAGAATTAGATAAGATTGTAGCACCAGAATGAAACCCTACGAAGAAGTTGTTGAGGGTTGGGTACGACAATACATATCCACGATGGATGAAGGATTGTTGCGTGCTGGTGACCAGAGTGGTGAAGAGCCACTCGGTGTAAAGATTATCTTTGATGGCTATGCTGACTTAGATACAGACGACGAATATATTGAGGGTGGTAATCATTCTCTGTTATCGTTTGCAGTGTTTGTTCATAAAGACTCTCTCAATGGAGAAGAATTTCCTGAGCATGAACAAACTCCATGGGCATTGGTGCATCGTCCAAAAGACGAAGTTTGTATTTGGGTATGGTATGATGAACAAGATGATTCTATTGAAGTTATTCCATTTGAAGAAGGTTCAACAGAACTTGATCATGAGTTAATCTATGAGATTATTGACAAACTTGACAAAGGTGAGTACGAGTAAACTTTTCGTTGCACTGCTTATTTCTGGTAGTGCATATGCTTCAGATGTAGAATTTGGCACAGGCGAACATAACGACTGTAACATAGCCAAAGCATATGCAGTTAATAATGCATTGGAACGATATGCAGAAAAAGAATTTGAGGTAATCAAGAGACATACATGCAGAGAAACTAACTCGACTGGTGTTTCATGTGAGTTTATAAAAAGAACAGAGATAGAAACTGCTGGTGTTCTTAAGAAAGTTGTAAGTCAAAAAGTAAAGAACAATCGTCATACATGTGTTGTTGAAGTAAAGATTGAAGTTGAGAAAGCAAGACCACTTGCTGGTGATATTGTAAATGCAAAAGAACTTGCTGTTGACGGCACTCGTTACAACTTTGACATCGTTACAAAAGAACCATTGTATGTCTATCTTTTCAATGCATACGATAATAAAATTAAGTTAATGTATCCCTATGAAAACAGATCCAATCTATTGCATGGGAAACTAGCATTACCAGATGGAATATGGTGGCAAGCAGATTTACCAAAGGGTATTGATGAGAGCAATGAAACACTCATGGCTGTCTTCTCAAAAGAGAAAATATCTTTCGGTAATAATATGGACAAAGACGAGATCTATAGACAGATAGCATCAATGCCCATGTATTCAAGAAGAGTAGTGTATCAAAATTTTGTTATTAAACGGAGAAAGTGAAATGAGAGTTAAAATGATTATGACCTATATCCTTGCATGTAGTCTAGGATTGATAACTGTTGGATGTTCAACATTTAGCAAAGATCCTAATAAAACTGTTGAGATTCCTGCAAACAAATTGGATAATATCCCACAGTGGTATCTTGTAAAAGATCCAGACGACACTAAGTTTATTGTAGTCACTGCAACAGACATATCAAAAGATATGCAATTTGCTATTGATAAAGCGACACTAAATGCTAAGATTCAACTTGCAGCAAGATTAAAATCAGATATTGATTCTGTTACTCGTGAAACAACCACTGAGAATGGTAGTGGTGGAGCATCAGTTGAACGAGAAATTGATCGTGTGTCAA